ACAAGTTCAGTATGTGAGGCTCTATGGGCTGCTGCTGAAAGCGCACCAGATACAGACATCAGCATGACACTTACAGCTGCATCAGGAGCGCAATTTGTGTTTCCAGTAAAGCCAGAGTTTCCAACTGCTGGTGGTTCAGGTGTTGATGCTCAAACTGTTTCCTTTACTTTCACAGTATCAAAGGGCGCAGTAGTAGAAACATTTAGTTAAAATCTAACAACGGGAGCAAAATGAAACTACCAATTACAATTGAATACAGCTCAGGCGAGCAAGCAACTTATATTGCCCAACCGCCTGAGTGGGCGAAATGGGAAAAGCAGACAGGAAATGTCATTGGACAAGCATCCGAGAAGCTGGGTATTTGGGATCTTATGTTTTTGGCTTATCATGCTTATAAGCGTGAAGTTGCCGGAAGCAAGCCAATCAAAGCAATGGATATTTGGATGGAAACAGTAGCCGATGTAATAGTCGGTGATGCAGACCCAAAAGCCACAAAGCAGGAAGCCTAAACAGATTATTGGTCGAGTTGGCAATTGCAACTCATATACCAATGAGCGAATGGGTTGATGCGGATGACATATTAACAGCGATCGAAGTATTGGAGGCGAGAAGTGGCAAATGAAACTATCGCATACAATAAAAATGATCTGCGTGATATTTACAAAGCATTCAAACTTATGGATGAGCAAGCAACAGAGGAAGCAAGAACTCAATCTGCTGCTCTGGCGTATTTTGCATCAGAGGAAATTAAACAGGCAGCTAGGACTAGAACAAAGGCTGGCAAGGTTGCGGAAAGAGTCGCAGACGGCGTTAGCATCTCTAAGTCAAGCAAAATTGGTGAGTTCCGTTATGGCTTCGCAAGACAAAAGTTTTCAGGTGGTGCTACTACGCAAACCTTATGGGGTGGTGTTGAGTTTGGTTCAAATAAGTTCAAACAGTTCCCTGCGTATTCAGGACGGCAAGGCAGAGGTAGTCGGGGATGGTTTATCTATCCGACCCTTCGCAGAATTCAGCCTGAATTGATTAACAAATGGGAAGCAAGTTTTACTCGCATTATTAAGGAATGGGTCTGATGGCAACCGGTAATCGCACGCTTAAGTTATCAATCCTTGCTGATGTTGATGATCTAAAAAAGAAGTTAGGCGAAGCTGATAAAGCCGTCGAAGGAAACGCCAGTAAGATTTCAGAATTTGGAAAGAAGGCTGCTGCTGCATTTGCGGTCGCTGCTGCTGCTGCGGTTGCCTATGGCACCAAATTAGCCATTGATGGGGTCAAGGCTGCGATAGAGGATGAACAAGCACAACTTAGATTAGCCAATGCGTTAAAGACTGCTACAGGGGCAACTGATGACCAGATAAAGGCAACTGAGGCAATGATCCTCAAGACATCTTTAGCGACTGGTGTGGCGGATGACCAACTTCGTCCGGCAATGCAAAGGTTGGCGGTCAGCACAAAAGATACTGGTGAAGCACAAAGATTATTAAGCCTTGCTTTAGATATTAGCAAAGGTAAAGGAATTGAATTAGAAACAGTTGCAAATGCTTTGGGTCGTGCTCAAGATGGCAACACCACAGCACTTGGCAGATTAGGACTTGGATTATCTAAAGCAGAACTTTCGACTTTATCTTTTACACAGGTTCAAGAGAAATTATCAAATCTTTATGGTGGCTCAGCTGCCGAAAATGCTGAAACATTTCAAGGAAAGATTGATCGCCTGAAAGTTGGATTTGATGAAGCAAAGGAAAGTCTTGGAGTTGCACTACTACCACAGGTTGAAAAGTTTATTGGTTTCTTAAATGAATCTGGCATTCCTGCCCTCAATGCATTTATAGCAGGATTAACTGGGGATGAGGGTTTAACTAATTCTTTGAATCAAAGCCAAAAGGGTGCTGAATCATTTGGTAAAGCGATTGCTGTGGTTACTGGAATTATTTCAGGATTTATTACATTTGTAAGAGAAGCAATTGGTTTATTGGTTGAGTTTGCAAACCAAGCCATTCGAGTTGTAAATCTAATTAAGCCCGGAGCAGATATTGGATATATTCCGAATCCATCAAAGACTGGATCAATGCTTGGTCAGACCCCGTCGGTTCCAAGTTCTAATTTTACCTATGGTGCAGGAAATCCAACTGTTGTGAATAATATTTCAGTTCAAGCAGTTGATAGTGAAGGTGCTGCAAGAGCCGTTGCAAAGGTATTAAATCAAAGCGCATCAAGATCAGTTCCACAGCTCTACAATAACGGCATCAAAGGCAACTGATGACAGTTTGGACACCAGACTGGAAACTGACTGTTGCAGGAACTGAATACACAAATCTAACAATCAGCGACATAACTCATCAAGCAGGTCGAGATGATATTTATACCCAACCAAACCCATCTTATCTGCAATGCACAATTTTGGCTTTGTCTGGACAAACCTTTCCATTTGACATAAATGACAGTTTAAGTTTGCAAGTTAAAAACAGCGCAGGATCTTATGTAAATCTATTTGGTGGAGATATAACCGATATTACTGTTGAAGTTGGCGCAACTGGTTCAATTGCAACTGTTGTTGAATACACCATTCTTGCAATGGGATCTTTGGTTAAGTTAGCAAAAGAAATCTACAATGCAACAATATCTCAAGATGAGGACGGCAATCAGATTTATGATTTACTTTCAAGCGTATTGCTTGGGGCTTGGAATGATGTACCAGCAGCTTCTACTTGGGCAGGATATTCTGCAACTGAAACTTGGGCTACTGCATTAAATCTTGGATTAGGTGAGATTGATCAGCCCGGGCTTTACACAATGGAGAATCGAGATGCTTCTCCTGATACTGTTTATAACATTGCATCACAAATTGCTAACAGCGCATTTGGATATATTTATGAGGACAATGAAGGAAACATTGGATACGCCGATGCTGACCATCGCCAAACCTATTTGATAGCCAATGGTTATGTTGATCTATCTGCCAACAATGCAATTGGTTCAGGATTGCGCACAACTACAAAAGCAGCTGATATTCGCAATGACATCTTTATCAATTATGGCAATAATTTTGGTTCTCAAAAAACTGCAACATCCGCTTCCTCAATTGCCCTTTATGGCTACAAGTCTGAAAGTATCCAATCGGTAATCCATTCAGCGGTAGATGCTCAAGAAGTGGCGGATCGATACATTAGCCTTCGAGCCTTTCCACAACCAATTTTTGACAGCATAACCTTTCCAATTACAAATCCAGAAATTGACAATTCAGATCGAGATAATCTCCTGAGCATATTTATGGGGATGCCTTTAAACATTGCAGATTTACCCACTCAAATTAGTAGTGGTGAGTTTTCTGGTTATGTTGAGGGATGGCGTTGGAGCACAAGGTTCAATGAGTTATTCCTGACAATTAACCTTTCGCCGGTCAGCTTTAGCCAAGTGGCTATGAGATGGAATTCTGTGCCAATAGGCGAGCGTTGGAACACTTTAAGCCCAACTTTAACATGGGAATACGCTACAATCGTAGCCTGATAATAGGAGAAAAATGGCAACTACTACAAACTATGGCTGGACAACGCCTGACGATACAGCGTTGGTCAAGGATGGCGCATCAGCTATTAGATCGCTTGGAACATCTGTTGATACAACTACGAAAGCCTTAAACCCATCAACAACTCTTGGCGACATTGAATATCGTTCATCAACAGCCAACACAAATACAAGACTTGGAATTGGATCAACTGGCAATGTATTAACTGTTGCTGGGGGTGTGCCAAGTTGGGCTGCACCTGCTACTGGTGGTGGAATAACTTTGTTATCAACTACGAACTTAACAGGAGCAAGCACAACAGTTTCTAGCATTAGCGGTTCATATAAAGATTTGCGAATTTTAATGAAAGACTTTTATCCTAATGGTGAGGTCGGAGTGAGGGTTAGATTTAATTCTGATACAACTGCTGGCAACTATCGCTCTCTTTTAATGAGAGGAAAAGAAGGCACTCCTGGAAGCGATCTTATGGAAGATAGCAGTTCAGGATTTACTTTGCTTGGATACAATGTTGATGACGCTGATCAAAATAATTTTACTTATATTGTAATTCCTGATTATGCAAATGCAACAACAACAAAGATAATTTCAGCAAATGGTAGTGGTAGAGAATTTACAAGTGGTTATTTTTGCTCATATTTATCAGGTTTATATCTTGCTAGCCCAGCAGCAATAACTTCTATAACTTTTGGATTGACAAGCGGCACTTGGTCTGGTGGATCAGTCGAGATATATGGAGTGAACTAAAATGGCAAAACCAATTATCAAAATCGTAAATGCAACAACAGGTGAGGAATTAGAGCGAGAAATGACCAATGCTGAATTCACTCAATTCCAAGCTGATGGAGCAGCAGAAGCAGAACGCAAATCTCAAGAAAATGCAAAGGCAGAAGCAAAACTTGCAGCACAGGCAAAACTTGCAGCACTTGGTTTAACTGTTGAGGATTTACAGGCTCTAGGCTTGTAATGAAGCCTTACCTATCTAAAGCAGCTGCTCAACTTAGGGAACAAATTGATGACAGTTTTGTTGAAAGATCGAGAAAATCGGATGGTTGGATTTCAGACGCTAGGCATCAAAAAGTAAAATCGGATCACAACGCCTTGCCTTCGGGTGAGGTTTGTGCCATTGACATTACAGCTGATCTAGGTCAAGCCGAAGGCATATCTGCCTACCTTGCCGATCAAATACGCATTGCTGGGAAAACAGATAAGCGGATCAAATATGTAATTCACAATCATCATATTGCCAGCAAACTATTGAACTGGCGTTGGCGTAGATACAAGGGCATAAATCCTCACACCAAACATATTCATATTTCATTTTATCCAAAACAATCAGGAGAGTTCTTTAACATCCCACTACTAGGAGGCAACTAATGAAACTATCTAACAAACACAAGGCTGCAATTAAGTCATATTTGAGAGCTGTGGCTGCTTCCGGCATAACTGTCCTATTGGCGATCGTTGCTGATATTCGACCAGAATTTGCAATCTTGGCTGGAGCATTAGTAGCACCTATCGCAAAAGCATTAGATCCAAAATCCGGCAAAGAGGCTGATTATGGAATTAATGCGAAATGACCGCAAACGAAATCATTGGTATAGCCGTTGGCGTATGCGCCATATCTACAAGTTTGTTAGTGGGAGTTCGCTTTCTTATTAAATCCTACTTAAATGAGTTAAAACCAAACGGAGGCTCATCAATCAAAGATCAGATTAATCGACTTGAACAGCGTGTCGATGATCTGTTTGCTTTAATGTCTAAGCGATAATTTTATTTATGGCGAACACTCGAAAACCTATCAAACGCAAAAAGATCAATCGTCGTGTCGTTCGCCAATCTCCTGAACCATTAACAAAGATCGATCAGCATTACACCGCATTGCATGAATGTTATAAAGCAGCTCGTAAAGCAGGATTTACACCAGAACACGCATTCTGGTTAATGACCGAGCATAAGACTTTCCCTGATTGGATCGTAGGCGATGGCGGGATTATTCCTGCTATAGATCCAACTGACGATGAGGATGACGATTAAGCGATACTTAGTAATAAGTGATTTGCAAATTCCATACCATCATGAAACAGCCGTTAAGAATGTTATTAAACTTGCAAGGCGTGAAAGATTTGACAGCGTTCTATGCGTTGGCGATGAGATCGACTTTCAAACCATTAGCCGTTGGGCTGAAAAAACACCTTTGGCTTATCAACAAACTTTGGATGATGACCGCACAGCTACTCAAGATATCCTTTGGGCTCTCACAGAGCACAGCCGAGAGGCTCATATCATCCGGAGCAATCATACTGATCGCCTATATAACACTTTATTAAAAGTTCCGGGAATGATCTCACTTCCCGAATTGCAGTATGCCAAGTTTATGGATTTTGAATCTATGGGCATTACTTTCCATAAGACATTTTTTGAATTTGAAAAAGGCTGGATCTTGGCTCACGGCGATGAAGGCAACATGAATCCCAACGCTGGACAGACTGCCCTTAATCTAGCCAAGAAGGCTGGTAAGAGCGTGGTTTGTGGTCATACCCATAGACTAGGTATGTCAGCCTACTCAGAGGGGCTCTACGGGGCTTACAGACCCCTTTACGGGGTTGAAACAGGCAACCTTATGAATAGGGCAAAAGCCTCTTATACTAAAGGCTTGGCTAACTGGCAAATGGGCATAGTCATTATGGACTGGGATGGTAAAAATATGAATGTGCAGATGATCCCGATTAACAAAGATGGATCTTTTACAGCTCTCGGAAAGTCTTATGGGGCGTGAAACAGACTATATCGACCGCACGATTGATGACCATATCGATGATCTTGAGGATATTGGCGTTATCTAATCGTTATAAAACACGCCGAAAGTAATTAACCGCCTG